ACATATTGCCACAATTCTTTTGCCGTTTTCATGCTATCACCTCCTTTTTGCATTAAAAAAGCGCCTAATTTGGCGCTTTATCATCGTCTAATTCATCGCTATCCATGAATAATGACGGCGTATATTCACTTAATTCGGACAATTTGTCCTCAATTTCTTGTGTTAACAGGTTATATGCTTCCTCTTTTGTTATATTTTGTAACTGTGGTGCCAATTTAGTCGGCAATCCTAACAATTGTGTACGCAAATTGACAAGCATTTCTGTCATAACCTGTTCTACAGTATCTGCTGAGTACACCTCACCGTTCATTTTGGCTAGTTTCAACTCAGCAATCTTACGTTTTGCGCGTTCATTCTTGGCCTTTTCAACCTCGAATACCGCATCATCGGAACTACTTTCCTCTTCAGCAGAGGATTGCCCCTTATATTTGACATAATTGATAACGGATTTGATAACCAGAATATTATTCTTTTCATCGGTAGCTAAAACCCCTTCTTGGAGCAGTTGCGAAACACGTTGGCGCGAGAGTCCAAGTGCTTTTGCCAGGTTTGACTGCGAGGCCGTTGCCGTTTTCAAATCATCTGTAATTTTCACTTATCAATCAGCCTCCTTTCATTACCTGTATCACTAGCAAGGTCATAAAAAAAATAAAATCTAGGCAATTTTTGGGGTCTCGGCCACCGCACGCTTTCAATTTTTCCCAGAAGAACCTACCAAAAAAAATTACTCAAAAATTCAACGAAACGTGTATTTTTTTAAATTTATTTTTTATTATTTAGCGCGGGTACTGCCCCAAAAGCTATCTTAATACGCCTTTATTTTGCTTATATTTACCGCATTCCTTATGAACCTTTGCGGTTTTTGTCTTTACTAACGAATGTGATGGTGCATACGATTTGCACATGTGATCAATATGAATTCCATTAGCCTTGCACCAACCTTTTACATTATTGAGGCATCGCCTCTTTTCACAATACACATCTGTCAATCGTATTCACCTCGCTTCCTTAAAATTTGTATGCAAAAAGACCACCTAACCGTATGGATTAAGTGGTCTTTTGCTTTAGTGTTCTAGGTATTCACTGTGTCGTTGAGAGAGATAGTATTTGTTTCCCTATTAACTCACACTATCATTATAAACTGTCAAGAAGGACAGGTCTAGGACAGTTTTGGGACAATTTTTCAAGCTAGCTTTGTATTTAACCCAATAACTCCCCATAGCAATACAGATAACTCTTCAATCCCTCTAGCGATGTAACGTTTGATGGTACGAACATCTGGCTTTTCAGGAAATGATTCAGCAATCTCTTCTAAGGTTTCTCCATCAATATAATACCTGCGCATGCATTCACAATATTTGAATTGCTTGTCGCTACACTTCTCAGCATAGATATCGAGCATGTTATTCACATGCCTCATCATCAATGCTGTTTTTTCTTTGCTTTTGACAATGGCATTTACTTTCACAATGCTTTTATCGTCAAACATATCAATTAACAGTTCATTGAGCCATATATCCTCGGCTTGTGTCGAATCCGTGATAGCATTGTCTACGTATGACTGTAACTGACTATAATGCTTTAATAGCTTGATCGTGTTGTGTCGAAGTTTACGACCTAGCTGTGCATTTTCTTGCTTTGCTAATTCATAGTAGGTTTTAGTAGCCACCTCAGTGGCCAACCTAGTGACTTTTTCAATTTCGCATTCATTCAAATGCATCTCCTCCTTTACGCTTTATTTTAGTCCGTATTGTGTTTTATTCCAACTTCATGAAGATTCACTCGTTAACGCATTAAAACGTTCTTATACATATGAAATTTTGATTTTTATGGCTATTAGCGACTATAGGAATATACCCATATGTTCTGTGATATGTACAATCACAAAATCATCATCGTCATTTACAACCTCATCAGCCATAGTCCCGATGAATTTCCTATTATCGTTTTCTAGCACTCCTGCAGCTTGTAGTCCATCAAGAATAAATTTCTTAGCAAAAGCTACATTATCAGGATCATGCCTGGTTGATGAGTGCCATTCAAATAATAGGTCTACTTTCCCATCAACCGATTCTATCTGTTGTGATAAACATTGTTCTTTGACTTGCTCGGTGCATTTCTTTTTCATAGCGGCGGCTGCTATAGTCGAACCACGCTCACAGTCAATATACTCATTTAACGTTGGGAATCGGTTATGGGCTTTCTTTCTAAACCTAAACTGACATCGCAGGAGAATCTTCATCGGTGTGATTCTCCATTGAATATAGCCTCTTCATATTCTCCACGTAAGCGGTCGTATATTCTTTGACTATAATTTTCTTCAGTCCATGTCTCGCTATAATTCGTCGTAAGAATTATAGGCTTCATTCGGTTGTAGCGATCAATAATAACGCTTTCAACCTTAGATGCTACCCAGTCAGACTTCGAATACTCTGCTCCAAAATCATCAAGTAATAGTAAGGGGATATTCCTAAGCTTTTGCTCAAAGCTTAGATAAGCCACATTATCACCTTTAGATAGTGTAAGCATGGTGTCTAATAGATTAGGCATCGAAATCATGAGGCATCCTTTACCTAATGCCATAGCTTGTTTCAAGATACTCACCGCAATCGATGTCTTGCCGGTACCAGCTGGGCCCCTTAATATGAGGCCCTTGCCAGACTCAAGATTTTCTTTTAGGTTATGAGAGTACTCCTTAACCACAGCATAGGCTTCAGCATTTTCTTTCGGGAAACTACCATGCTTACGCAACCAGTCGAAATCCATATCGTAATATCGTTTAGGAATTCCAACTGCAGCATACGTAGTATTAACATTGGTTTGAATTACTACTGGTTTATCATAAATTGGATAAAAGAACTCATTTTTTACCGTGTACTCTTTCATATTCTGCTTGCCAGTCAACTTGCTCGTCTTTTCTCGAAGAGCCTCTATTGCTGCTGTTACGTTTAGTGGTTCCAAAATCTTTATTCACCTCCTTTTTTAAATTCCCTGCTGTGACAGTTTCAACATACTTGATACTATTGCCCCCGTTATCGGCCGTGGTATTGATAGCAACAATAACTCGTTCCTTACCATATGATTCAACTAGATCATCTAGCCGTTCTTTAATAACAGGCGATATATCTCCAATTGACTTCATATACAATTCGTAAATAGGTTTATTTTTTATTTCATCATCGTCAAACATAGATAGAGGATTTTCATCTTCACGCGCGCGCGTATCTCTCTCTATATTATTAATTTCCTTTCCTTTCCTTTCCTTTTGTTCGTTTTGTTCAACGACCGTTGAAGTTCGTTGAACGGTCGTTCGATTTTGTTCCTTTTTTCTGCGAGCTTCACCACTTTTAATGCCTGCGAGCCTACGTTGCTCCTGCTTTTTCTCAAATTTACTTCTTCGCTCTTCTTGTCTGCGAATTAAACTAGGAGACCAAAAATACTCGTCATCACATTCAAGCAATTCAAAATCACAAATTAACGAGTTTACGAACGAAAATGATTTATTTGAACAAAAGAAAGTGTGTTCATTTTCGTTCAACGGTCGTTCATTTTCGTTCAACGGTCGTTCATTTTCGTTCAAAATTCCTAGTTCTTTATCGAGAGCTATAAATGTGTATTTTTTAAAAGGCAGTCTGTAGTCCTCAGATGAAGCTAGTTTTTCAATTAATTTCCACCACCAGGCATATGAAATAACCCCAAACTCTGACTCCATTGCCACGATTTTAGGATCATTGCTCGCATTAACATCGTGGCTGAAGTAATATACATCCTTGGCCATTCATCATTCCTCATCTACAAATAAATTGTCCTGGGCTCGACGTCCCATAATAAATTTCACGCATTCATCGATTAAATCTTGAACGGAGATCGCAAATGTAGAGTCTGCATACTCAACATTTAGCCAATCTGTTTTGAATTTGAACTCGTTAGGAGTGTTCATATCAGACACGATACCTTCAACACCAACCTGGTGAATAAGACCTTCAATGTCGCCATACTTAAATTTGAATGTGTTTACCAAAAATGGAATTTTAAATTCTTCCAGAAATTCGAAGTTCTTCTTCACAATAGACTGCAGTTTACTAAATGCTTGCAGAAGTTCAGGACGTGGATCATCTTTGGATTTTAGAGTAAATACATCCGTAAGACCTGTGACAGATGGTTTCTGATAGGCAATACTGATATCGTTATCTTTAATTTGAATTGATTTAATAATCATAGGGGACTCCTTTCTTGTTCTACGATTACTAATTTGCCAGTAGCAGCTTGAACAGCTTGTTTAAATATTTCTGCATCTGAGTTACTATCTGATAAATGTAGTAGCCGTATGTCTTGGCACTTAGTTAGGTCCATAGATTTGAGAAATTTAATGACGTTTTCTAGCGAAAAGTGAGATTGAATCAATCGTTCCATTCGTTTTTCATCCAGATAACCGGCTTCTACATGCTGGTTTAGGATTTCATAGGAATGGTTGCATTCAACCATGATGTGATCAACATCTTTAAATGTGTACCGGCAATAATAGGTGTCGGTAATATATAAGAGTTTCTCTTCACCATCAGAAATCAAAAAACCAACATTAGGAACGTCGTGTTCTAATTCAAAAGGTAGAATACTAAAATTACCTATCGTAAATTGAACCTTAGGTGCAATGTAAATAGCTTTATGATTACCTGCTACATATAACGCATCTGCAGTATCTTTTAACATATATACACGATGTCCAAGCTTTAATAAATCCTGGACGGCTTTGCTATGGTCTCCGTGTTCGTGCGTCACTAGTGTTCCACATAGATGTAAAAAATTAAATCGGCAATACCGTTGAATTTCTTTAAAGGATAACCCTGCATCCAGTAGCAATTCATCGCCATTGGTTGAAGTTTTGATTCGGTAGCAATTCCCTTTGGAGCTGCTACCGAATGCTTGAATACTAATCACAATTAATCACCAAACATATTGACTGCTTTGCCGGTTTCAGGATTAACGAACTCACTGGCAGGGTCAGGATCGATGTCAAGGGCTTCGGAATTTGCATTATTAGCGATTGTTTCTGCTACATCTGATTGAACATCGATGGTTTCACCTTCGAAATCAGGGGTGAGCTCGCCGTTATTATCACGAATGACGGATCCATCTACAGAGATTGCATTAGCCATGTTCTGCATTTCTACTGATAGAATGCCATATTTACTTAACAAACGTTTGAGTACCGTTTTGATAGCCATTGCGTCAAAGTCAGTTTTCCAAAGGCCAAAACCCTTTTTGTATGTTTGAGAATACTTTATAGCGTGTGCTTCAGCGTCTTCTTTAGACATATATAAATACTTTTCAAAACCATTAATTAGTTTGAAATAAGCGATGTAGCCAACTACATTATCACCAGTTCGCTCACCCAATTCGAATTCGCCTGTAAGTTTATTATGGTGTTTAATTTCGCCTTCGTAGATTTCACTAGCATTAATGGTCTTATATTGACCTGTGCGCATGGCCAACTGGATATACCCTTTGTAACCCATTTGAAATTGAGCTTCATTAATTTTCTTTTTGCTGTTGTAGAAAGGAACAATATAAGCAAACCCCAAATTTTGATTGATTGGAAGATCCAAAGTGGCTGCCATAACACCTGCAGTAATAACTGTAGTAGGGTCAGCTTTTGATAAAAGTTCATTATTATTAGATACAGAAATCAAGCTGGACACAAAGGCCGCTGATTTTTTACCCAAGATTTCATTAAAACGTTTCTTTACAGACTCACTAGACACCATAGTTTTAAGCGATGGTGTTTGAGTTTGTGCTTTTGTTACTTCACCCATTATGTACCTCCTATGCCACGTTTTCGCATACAGCGTGGATATCTAATTTAGATAAAATATTATGAATTTCTAAACGACCCTTTTGAGTCCACTTAGTTGTGATTTTAGAGTCTAAGCGACCATCACTTCTGCAGAATGTAAAGGTTTCTGATTTAGTAAAACCTTTAGCCATATGTTGCTTGTACAGAATCCATTGATCACCGACCTTACGTTGTAGACCAGCTTCATGCAAAATTTTATTTAACTCTTGAGCACTAAGGCCATAGTCAGCTGCAATTTGAGTAATCGCTAAACAGGATTTACTTGAGAGAATTTTATCCACGTAATCCTTAACCGGTTTAAACTCCGCAATCTGCTGTTCTTGTTGTGCTACAATTGCTTTCGTTGCATTGTGTAACTCAACTTCATTAGCATAGGCTCTTAAAGCTTCAGGCAATGACTTGGGAATATTCATGCTATACGCACCAGTCTTACGAATTTGTGGGATTACATCATGCGTAATCCAACGCTTGAATTCTTTGGCTTCAGGTTTTCGACTTGAAAGCACCAGGCTATATAGCCCATATTCATTTACAGTCAATAAATTCTGATTGCCTCCAGGGGTAGGAATTGAATTCGTACCCTTTTCATCTTCATCTAAACGCCCTACAGCTTTAGATGTATCATTAATGCCTAAACATTCGCATACATCTTTTGCTACAAACCACACTTCATTGTCTAACTCCTGGACTCTAACTTGCCCAAAAGAAATGTTATTGAAAACTTGCAATTCGTCCATATCTACACCTCCTTAACCACTAATTGTGGTTCTGATTCATCAACAATGAGCTTAATTGTTTGACTATTTACAGGAACAAACTCAGTCACCGCTTCAGCGTTATCAATAAACACCGGAGCATTCACTTTGAAATAGCTAGTTAATGCGTTGATGATGTCAAGGCCTACATTAATACGTGCAGCGTTATTCATGCTGCGATACGGAACCCCTTTATAGGTGGTTTCGCAACATTCCTCGATGTTCCCATTGACTAGCACATGAAACATTTTGAAGCGTGCTAGTTTGAATCTCGAGTTAATAACATCTTCCAGCATAGTGACCTTGGCCTTAACGAATTCATCCATCAGATAAGAGGCTTCATCGAGCTTTGATTTTTCTGCTGCTAATTCAGCCTGTTGACTTTCTAGCTCTGCTACACGAGAATCAATCCGTTTAGCCTCTTCGTATTTATTCAATTCAGTTTCAAGGTTAAAGCGGTGTTCTTTCGTTGTAGCAATACGTTTGTCTATGTCTGCAATTTCTTCAGAGTGATCTGTGTTAGATTCATCGAGTTTCATCTGCAGCATAAACGCTTCTGCTTTTAAATCAGCATATATAGAATCATCATCAAGTATTGGTGCTGTTAGCTGTCCAATCTCATCAGTTATGGTTTCCTTAACGAGTTCTTTCGCCTTAATAAGTGCCTCCAGCGTTTCAACAGATTCTAAGCTAGCATTTCGTTTTTCAATATTTTCAATGTCTTGTTGCTTCAGTTCAATAGACTGATTAATTTCTTCTAATCGCTTAGATTTTCTAAGGTTAAAATTCGTTTCAGCTTTTTCACGTGCAGCTTGAATTTGTTCTGCAGGAAGTTTTTGTCCGCAAGTTGGACAATTTTCATCTATATCCATTACAAATACATCCTCGTTGACCTGCTGACGTTGATGCATTAACTCGTTAATAGTGCTTTCGATAAGCTGAATATCCCTATTGGATGTATCAAGACGATGCTTAGTATTCTCAACCTTAGAAGATAGATTGTTAAGTTCAGATACGACCATATCGTATTCATTCGACTTTAATGCAGATTGTTTTTTATATTCCATCTGCAGTTCACTTTCACGAGCCATCAATCGACGTTGTACATCTCTAAGCTCCGCTCTAGTATCAACAACTGCATGTCCATTCACTAATAATGCTTTGTCTGCCTCTAGAGTTTCTAGCGTTGTAGTTGCTAAGCTAATCTCCTGAATAAGAACGTCTCGAGGAGTATCAATGGTAGGCTTTCCGCGCAAGGCCTCATCAATTCGAACTGGAATCATATCCAGTTCTTTATTGATGGCGGCTTTCTTAGACGCCACTACCTTTCGATGATCGTCTACGCTATGGCCTGATAAGATATCAGTCAATGCTTTTAGCTCACTATATTCTGCAATAACATCCTCATCGGATATATCTCCGCACATCTCAAGTAATAGCTTTCTGCGGTTCTGCCAGGAATATGTTTCATTGAAATATAACGGGTTAGTAATTAGTTTGAAAATATTTTCATCAACTAATGAATTTACAATTTCCTTATACTCCTTTTCTTTTTTAGGAACGCCATCGACAAAGTAGTCTGTCGTATGCCCTGTCATAGTTACTTCACCACCACGAGGGGATGAGTACTTTTCCCGGTACACACGCTTTAATTCAACAGTGCCCCCTTCATCCAATGTAAAAGTACCTGTTACTTCGTGATTGACTTTATGGATAGGCTCGCCCTTATCCAATGTTTTGATTTCAAAGTCGGCTCTATCTAGGCTATCCTTGCCGAATAGTAACCAACATACAGAGTCAAATACAGTCGTCTTGCCGGTAGCATTATCCCCGCGGATAATAACATCACCGTTGAAATTTATAGTAAAGGCTTTCAAGCCTTTAAAATTTAGCAATTCTAATTTTGTGAGTTTCATAGTGATCTCCTATACAACATTAGCGTCCACATCAATGGTATGGGGTTCAATCTTCAAACGATTGGCCCATTTCATCACTGTAGAGTGAATTTTATTGTCTTTTTTTAGTTGTGCATTCGCGAATAACTTCGCTTGCACTAGATGATTAAATTTAGGTTGACCCTTTTTAACCTTATTACCAGTGGCTAGTTCTAAGCATGCAATAGGATTCATGTCATCATCCGTGACAACCACAATTGCTGCTTGTCCTTGAATGACACGGTCACGATATGAACCTACACAGTTCTTCAATCGCTTCCCATATGTCATTAAATCAGCTGCAGTCTTTGGGACCATAAAGTGCATCCCATTCATATCAGCTTGTAATTGAGGTTGAGCAGGCAATATTACATCTCCATATTCCTGCTTGTTGAATATGTTGATTACTTCGTCATGGAAGTTCTTCAACTTGAATCGTTTCTTCCATAATGCCTCTTGGTATTTTGGCTCGAGTTTTGCGTGCATATCCACACAATCTTCTATAACACGAATGTCCTCACCTAATAGCCAACGTAATATGGTAGGTTCACCGCACCGGTTAATTAGTTGTTGCCACATAAACGTTGCATGTGGGCTTTTTAGCCTCATCGCCTTACGTACATCATTAGCATTATGAGCTTTGCCAAAATATGGATCTGTGCCATCAGCCCTAGTACGCTTTAATGTAAGAATAGTGCGCCTGCAATTTTCATCACTAAATAGATTTAATACATCTGACATGTACACGCTTAACGGATCATCAACCATACGCTTCCGCAATGCTCTACTGTTAGGGGACTTATATGACTGTCTAAGCGCTGCTTGAAAGTTCACACCTTTTCTTGTAGCTACTAGTACATCATCTTCAAAAGGGATATTTGTATATCGATATAAGCAGTAAGCATTAGTCCAATACACATATTGTTTCATTAAGCTAACAATGCTAGGCATATCCGGTGCCGATAATTTTAAAATCATATTAAGTAGCATCGTAAAATGATAGCCGTTGTCTTCAGTAGCACCAGGAGCTACATATACATCCTTTGTGCCATACCCATATGTTTCCTTTAATCGTTTTTCAAACATAGACCTTAATGCTTTGAATGTTTTGTTTAAAAATTTTCTGTTAAAGTCTGTCATTGCGTATGAATCACCAAAGAATTTAAGTACAGGCATAATCTCATTTTCACGAATGTAATCAACAGTCAATTCATAACGGATTCTAAATCTATCAATGAAGATAGCCTTGCGTTTCTTAAAGTCGAATCGCAACGTTTCCGTACACATTCCGTGGTCGTTTTTTCTACCGTCAAAGAAAAGCTGTATGCCTTGGTATCTAATTTTTAAATCTAAGAAGTGTTTGTAATTAATAACCTCCACATAAGCGGTCACAGGATATACTTTCTCATCACTAATGGAATAGTAAATTTTATGATCACAAGGATTGGAAGATGTTTGGCAGTTTGGGCAGGTGTAGTATTTGGCACCGGTAACATATCCATTATGATATGAATATTTACGTTGCCAGCTACCCCCAAACGTAAACCCACAGTCGATATGGTGGACAGTTGTGTATTCTTTTCCATAAGGAGCCTCTAGAATTACGCTATCGAACATTTTGTGAATATAGGTACTGGATACAATCTCCACAGTGAATACCCCCTTTTAGTCGCCGAACATAGCGAATAAGTCCGCATCTTCTTCTGGCACAGGGGCAATCACTTCTTCAGCCTCTTTAACAACAGGTACAGGAGGCTCGCTTGATTTGGCCTTACGCTTACGTTTAGGTTTTTCTTCTTTAGGAGTGTCTTCAGATTTTTCTTTAGGTGTAGCTGTCTTAGGGGGCTCTACTACATCCAATGCTTTTACAATCGCATTGGATGCTTTCATAACTCCTTCTGTGTAAGCAATACCAGCTTGGTATTCTTCAGCGTTGCTAGGGTCCATTTCAACGGCCTTATGTAATATGTCTAGCGACTTCTTGCATATATCTGCTTGGCTTTTGAATTGTTGTTTAGACATATTTAAGCCTCCTCTGCCATAATGGATTTCAAATCGGTGATAAGATCATCTGTCAAAGAGTCACTAGATGGACGAGTAACACCATGCTTGCTAAAAATTGCAAGTGCTTTTTTTGCTTTTACCCCATCTTCGCCCATCCATTCACGGAATTCCTTATAAAAGGCTCTTTTATCTACAGGTTCAGCAGTTACATCTAATGCTGCATCCTGTTCCGGTGTTTCTGTTGTAGTTGATTCGTCAGTCGGTGTTTCAACAGGAACAGGTTCCGCTACAGGGTCTTCTACCTGTTCAGCCTTTTCTTCTTTTTTATCTGTTACTAACTTACCTTCAAAATCGGTTACAGGAACATCCTTTTGCGCTGGCTCAACTTCAACAGGTTCAGGCTGTTGTTTTGTATCTACTTTTCCTGCAACTTCAGACGCCGCTACTTCAATATCGATAGTCTCGCCAACTGTTACTGTAGGCGCTTCAACATTAGAGCAATTACCGCAGCACTGATGATTTAATCGTTCGTTCCAATCCGCCACTTGCACTGCTAGATCGTCTAACGTATTGAATTTAATAGTTAAGATATTTTGATTTTCCATGATTATTTCTCCTTTAGAATTTAAACAGTAATTCATCATCAACTAAGCGACCTTCTACAATCTTTGGAATGCCAAGTTCACGAAGTCTTTTGATTACACTGCGACTTTTAGATATATAAATAGTATTTCTTTCGATTTGTGTTGCTGTTGGCGTAAATATATAAGCCTCTGTAGATAACGCTGGTGCTACACAAATTGCTTTATTATCAATATCTATCCCAACTCTAAAATACTCAGGTCCATTTAGTTTTCTATATGCAGCTAGCGAAAGTTTAATGTAACTATTAGTTGTAATAATTGCTACTTTTTGAGCTGCATTTCTTTTACCTTTGTTGTCAGCAAAGAAATCAAAGTCAAATGTATTAATCGTGGGCATCACCTTTTTAGATGTTAATTCCGGCATAGTAACCTCCTTATTTATTAACTAACGCTTTAAGTGTTTCTACTTCCTGGCGAAGTTGTTCGAGTTCACCATTCTTAGCTTGTGGTTCATATTCAGAACCTCTACCGGTACGGAATGCAGCATTAATATTGAATTGAGTTTCACCACCTAAAGTGATGCCGAATCCTAAGCGTACTTTTTCGTTAGGGCTATAGAATGCGCCAAGTGCGATTGCGTTAGCGTTACGGTAATGACCGTAACTGACAGCAAAATTACCTTTATCATTTTTGTTGTATTCAAGGGGGTGTAGACCTGCTAGTGCTGCGGAACTTGCGCCCAACTTATTAACACGTTGGCCAAGATTGTTAAACTTGTTTTTAATGTCATTAGCTAAGCCCAAAGAACGATTTTCTAAAGTTGTGATACGCCCTTCGTGATTATCTGCCACATGTTCAAGGCTTCTAATATCCGCTGTATTAGCAGTTACCTTTTGGCCAAGGGAATTGATAGCAGATGTATTACCATTGATGCGGTTAGTGTTGTTGGCGATTGCAGTAGTATTACCTGCGATAGCTTGCTCATGATCGTTCACCACGTCGCCTAACATGTTTAATCCGATTGCCACATCTTTAATGTTTTGTTTGTTTTTGCTGATTTGTTTAGCGTTAGTTTCGATTTCATCGATAGCCGCATAAAGTTGGCTACCGTTTACAGCGTCTAATGAATCAGCGGAGATT